TCTTGATATCCTGCTGCAACTATTTCTTCCATAAATCTATAATTGTTGTTTATAAGAGTAGGCTCGCCGCCGGTCATATAAACTTTACTTAAATTTGGAATAAGACCTATAATCTCATTCCATAAAAAGTTACTATCAAAATTTAAGTCGCTGTCTTTTAAGAAAGTAGGATTTGGTCCCCAGTTATTATTCCAAAATTCTTTGTATTCTTCACTTTTTTCGTATGAGCTAAAGTGTTCTTTAGCAATTTGACTGCTATTAAACGGATTACACATACGACATTTAAGATTACACAAGTTTCCTAGTCTAAGATCTAAATATACAGGTGGTAATTTTACTTCGTAGTTATTTTCTTTTGCACTATTAATAAAGTTGTGCAGTTCGGGTCCTAGTCTATTACGCCACTCAGCAGTCATTCTAGTTCTAAAGCTATCTAAGCCTATACTTTCTTGTTTGTAACAATGCTTACACGCTTCTACTTGAACACCGTTGAGCATATCTTTTCTAGCATTTTTAAAAACTTCACTGTTCCATGCATCTTCTACACTGTTTTTGCCAACCATCATAGGAGATCCATCTGCATTACGTGCAAAGGCTGTTGGGCCGCTTGCAATACAGCAATAACGCATTTTACCATCAGTGTTTAACATAGTACTAATAAATGGCATAGCACAAAAGGTTTTTGATTTTCTCATTACTTTTCGATATCTATAAGTTTTCTAGAATTTCTAGATGGATTTTGGTAAACTGATTTAAAGAATTTACTTTGTTGTGCATTCAACGGCTGTTCTGCAATAGGAATGTTTAGTTCATTAATTAATTTAATTCCATATTCTTCTATTTCATAATCAACATCTTCAATTGATTCGAAAGACACTTTCCATAAATCATTTAAGTATTCAAAATCTCTCACATTTATAAAATCCCAATCTGTACACATTGTCATATGCAATCCTGCACGGGCGCCGAGAATTGCCCATTCACCATGTTCTGCATCAGCACCTATCATTAACCAAATATATAAACGTTGTAAATTTTTCCAATGTCCTTTTACTAAATCATATTTGCTAGTACGCACACCTTCGTCCAGCGTCATCTTAACACCTTCACGGAAACCTGCACGCCATGCTTGCTGCGGTGTTGCATTATTATGCACAGTTGAAAAACAACTATTTTGTTGAATATAATTTAAATCCCAACAAAAGTCTACTTGTGCATGTGGATTATCGTCTGGCGCATTTTCATGCGTTTTCATATTAAGAACATAATCTTTAGGCCAACATTTTATGCCGCCGTTGCCGTACATTAACCCGTTAATTATATTTTTGCCGCACCAACTTATTACACTATTTTCTAAATTAGATAATTGATCAAACGGTATTTCTTGATTTATAAACGAACCATCTATTTTATTATCGGCGTCTACTGTAATAAAACGTTCTGTTTCACTTAGTTTTGCACATGCTTTATGCGCTGCATCTGATCCTTCTACCCCGTGTACACGTTTAGCCCAAGGAACTTTACTACACAAATCTGCATAGTTTTTTTCTGCATTTGGTTCATCATATGACAAATAAATAATATCACAGTCTGCTACTCTAAAGTTATTCATTTTGTGCCTTTCTATTACAATCATATGCAACTGTTGTATATATACTTAATTGTTCTAGGTCAGATTCTTGATCAAATATGAAAGGAATTTTTGCAGTAATTTCTTCTCTTTTCTCTAAAATTAACCATATCAAATTGTCCTTTATGTATAAACCGCCTGTAGGTGTATCTTTCCTATTAGTAAATACACTATCAATTACAACCTTATCTAAATCAATATCTAAATAATCATTAGTTAAACAATAAATTTTGTTATTGTGAAATACATGATCTCCAGGGTAGTATACTGAATCTTTTTTATTATCCTTTACTTTAATACCTTTGTATACATGTTCGTCTTTATAATCTTTAGAGGTTTGATAAAGGTCAAACTCTAAAAGTCTTATTAATTTACGAGGATCATGTCTTTTTGTTATACTACATTTGAAAAGTCTATGATTGCCTATATTCTTCGATATAACAGTATTATAAAACTCTGTGCCTATCGTAATTTTCCATACTTTTGAGTCAACTATTTGTTCAATTGTAATATCACCGTGTTTTTTAAACAAAATTTCTTTAAAATTATTCCAGTTTAATAAATCTTCTGAAGCAGTTTTACTTATTAGTTGATACAATTTATCTTTTTTATTATACTGTACACAAAAATCATTTAGAGATTTTTCTTTTGATTTAATTTGTTTTTCTTCTAACTCATTAATTTCTACTTTGGAAGTATTTTTATCATTATCGTCAGGTCCAACTTTCCATACATCGCCTGATTTAGTATCATAGTATGCAAAAGTTTTATTTGGAACTTGTGTATTTTTTATAAGGTCAAGTAGATCCATTAATTTTCTCGCTTTGATTCATAAAGAGATATAAGTTTATCGTTACAAAAATCTTTTTCAGTATAATGAAATATTCCAGTTTGTATATAATTTCCGACAATAAGTTCTACTTCATCATTTACAAAATAGTCAATTCTGTCTTGCCAGGTATCTGCTATCTTTTTCCAACCCTGTACATTATTTTTCATATGTGTAAATGTAGGTATACTTATTCTATCATTTGTTACTTGATCTTCGATATTAAGAATTTTAATAACCAACGATGCTGCTACATCTATACTTAAAAATTTAGGAGTATTCTTTGATATAAATTTAAAATAAAACGCTTCATAGTTATTACAAACTATTTCTAACATCTTATAAAAATTCATTGCAGTATCACATTTTTTAAAATAATGAAATCCTACATATGTATTAGGTAAGTCATTTAATTGAAATGCCTTTCTATAATAACTATTTTGTATACGATCACCTCTATATGTTTTTACATTTTTTACAAAATACAATTCATAATTATTTAAAATTTTCCACCACGAAGAAATGTCTTGTAATACAATCATATCAGTATCCATTACAATAGTTTCGTCATATGGTGATGCATGATAAATCTTCCAACGATTTGAAACTTTCCATGTATCATTAACAGCTGAATCATTCCAGGGAATATCAATTATTTTATCAAATATATTTTTATAGTTTTTATCTACAGGATCATTTGTAATTAAGCTTACTTTTGTATTAGGATTAGTATGTATTATACTTAACGCATTTAAATATGCTTGTTTGACATAGTCGGTTTCATCTGTATTCTGTGCCAACATTACTATGCCCTTAGTCATTTTCAAACTCCTTATTAATAGCCCTACCTAAACTAAATTTATTCATAGCATGAATAGTTAAATCTTTTGTTTTAATAAGTGTATATTCTCCAGTATAATTTTCTTTTTGTATTAAAAATATAATCTCATTATTATCTAATTTTATTACAACATCTCTATCTAAAATATGATATAGTCTACCAGATAACGGTGCTGCAAACGTTCCTTTTTGAAATCCATTCATTATGTGAATAGCAATACTAAAAACAAAATCGTTTCTAAACAGAGCTGGTACTTGATATGAAGATTTATAGTGCCACCAGTTATGTTCGATATGTTTAGCTAAATTAAAAAATATGTCATTATTTTTAGTTTTCCTAAAGAAAAATATAGTTGCCCAGTAAAACTCAACACTAGCATCACTTATATGCTTAAACTCAGATTGATCTCTCCAGTCAGCTAAATCAAAAGAGTCTTTATATATCTGAAAATCTTGTAGGCTAGAAAAGGCTTCCTTTAATTTATCATTACATATTATTATGTCAGTATCCATTACAATTGTTTCGTCATACGGACTTAACTCATATGACAAAGTTCGAGAATTATTGCGCCATGGAAGTCGATACTGAGATAAAGAACCGTCAAAATAAGTTTTAATATTTGATTTTAAATTTTCTTCATTTAATTTAATAACATTATCAAAAACTTCAAAAGATTCTGCATAAGATACAGAATCTGTCACAACGGATACTGGAAGATCTAAATAAGTTTTACACCTTTTGGCAACAAACGCTGCTTGCTTTACATAATCTACTTTTTCGTTATTATTTGCAAATAATAATATACCTTTAGTCATAATCTACTAATTTTTCTACTGATCTTTGAGATTTTAATTTGTTATACTCGGTTAGGTAAGTATTAGATGCAGAAAAGTATACATCGAGTATATCAACTAAGAAAGAATTTATATTATCTACATTTACAGGTATATTATTATCATCTATTAAAACTGTATTGTCATTGTCGTTTTCATTTAATAAATTTACAAAATTTATTAATTCTTTAGTTACAGTAAACTGACATCCATTATAATAATACAACGTATTTTCTATAAATTGTTCATTTAAAATACGCTTTTGATTTGATAATGTTACCATGTAATTAGAAAAGTTTAGTGCTTTTTCTAAACGCTCGTCCATATATTTCTCCATATAACTGTAGTTACAGTATATAACAGAAATATATATTTGTCAAACAATAAATGACTACAAAGATTGTACTGTAAGCCCAGTTACATTAAATGTTACTGTATTATATGTTACACCGTTAATAATCATTGTACCTAGTGGTCTATAAAGCTCTACTAGACTCGTTAATGTACCATTAACATTTTCATCAACACCAAAGCCACCTGGACTATCTAGGTCAGCAAACTCTACTTTAAATCCTAACTGATTATTAGAATTTCTTTTAGCGTATATTCTAAATCTGTTATTTGCATAACTTGCTCCGAATCTTTCAGCTAATAACTGATAGCTAGTTGTTAAATTATAAGGAGTAATAGTTGAATCAACAAAGTTTGCTACACCTGATACGTTTACGCCTGTTCTATCAAAAGTTATAGAACCTATACCCGATAACATTGTAGACCAATCACCTGATTTAGATCCGCTATACCCTGTTAGCGATGGGGTGAAAATTATCTCGCCAGCGGCATTCCAATATCCAGTTTGTTGTCCTTGTGTAGGAAATGTAAGATTTATTTCATGTGACCGTGTGCCGTTCCATGCTGATGTTCTAACACTAGTTACTGGAGTATTAGTCCCGTCTCTTAATATTTCTTCTGAAACCTGGGACGGGTCTGCAATTAATGCCCTATCAGTTTCAACACTAGACATAAGTGTTTCTAAATCTTGTAAATATGGTTCTGCAATTACATCACCGATTGCAAGTGCTGCACTATTACCTATTGTAAATGCAGGTCCTACTTGATGTATACGTGCGCTTACTATATCTTTATATAAATTAAAGTAATCTTCAGCTTCTACAGATTCTGCATCTAGTTCTGTTAAAATATGTGTATTAGAAGCACCTGAAATAAAATTTAATTGTCTAGTAAAAGATTCATCTAAGTATAATTGTATATTATTTCCATCTATTACTTTTACATAATAATGAGAATGCTCATTCATTTCTTCTACAATAGGAGTATTTCCATTTGCATTATATCTTACAAATTGTTTGTCAATTAAATTATGACCGCTAATAGTAATTGTATCAGTAGAATAGTTTACATCTGTACTCGGATCAAAAGTTTTATCTACAAATGTAAGAGGAACAACTTGAGACGAGCGAACTGTTTGTCCATATCCGGTGCCAGAAGATAAGCTAATTGCATTGCCGTATACAGCTTGTATTCGACTTTGTAAATTATTATATCTTGTTGCTAAAATCGATACCAAAAAACTTCTCCAATTCCTACTATATTATATAGCACATTTTATAGCATATGTCAACTGATTAGAATTTAAATATACGAAATGGTAGTAAACAGCGGAGTAGGCACATCAACGTGTACACCTGAAGCTCTTTGTACTTGTATTATATTTGAAAGAGATCCTTGTACATTTTCGTCATAGTTTGGATCACCTGTATCAAAATCATTATATTCAACTCTAAAATTAATTGTTGCCGAGCCTTCAACGGCCCCTGCAGATACTTTATATATGTTTTCGCTATATACAGAAGAACCAGATTTTTGAAAAATTGTTGTAAATCCTGGTGTCAAATCAAAATAACCAATTAGTGAACCTGTACCTGAACCTGCTGGTGTTGTTGATGTATGATCAAAACTAATTATACCAGTATTACTTAACATACTTGCCCAATCAGAACCTTTGGCTCCGACAGTATTACTCAAATTACTAGAAATTCTTATTTCGCCGCCGCTGTTAAAGAAGTGTCTAATATGATCTTGAGGAGTTACCGAACTGCCATCTGATAAGTCATATCCGCCAAAAACTACATTAAAATCATGTTGTATTGTACCATTCCAAGAAGTTGTTCTTGTTACACTTAATCCTGACTGTACCGTCGACTGTTGCGGGCTTAATAAAAATTTATCAGATTCAATATCGATCATTAATTCTTCAAATGCTCTAAACGAAGTTATATTATACGGAGCATCATCGTCATCTGTAATGACATCTAAGTTTGCAACAAGTTGTCCTATACTATTAGGAATAGTACCTGTTTGATGTACTCTAGCATTAATCATATCGGTATATAAACTATTCATATCACTTGCTTGTACTAATGTGTTAGTTAAAACAGAAGAACTTTGTAAAAGTTGTCCATAACCTTCATTATTTGCGCCTGAACCTAAAATTGTTTCAGCTCTTGCTTGTAAATTATTATATCGTGCTGCTGTAACTAAATTATTAACGGCCATAAACGTTTCCTTATACTTTTAATACACACTCTACTAGTTTTTCGCCCTCATCATTATTGCTTTCAAGTGCAATGCCCACTAATGCCGACGAAGCAATAGTTGTACTTACGCCATCTTCCCATGCATATACTGCTTGACCTTTTGAAACTGGACCTTTTACTCTTACTGGCAAACGTCCTTTAAGACCAATGTACTGGCCTTCTGCTTCGCTGTTCATCATATATGCTGGATCAGTTGAAACAACTCCGATACACATATTGCTTGCACTTGCTGGTTTAACTTCTGCTTCACCGCCGACTGCAACTGCTGTACCTGCTGGTAATTCTTCTGCTGTTGTATATTTTTCTGCTAAGTCAGCATATCTAGCCGATGTTGCAGTACCCTGAAACAGATTTGCATATATGTCGCCTTGTGCGTCTCTTACTGCTACAGTATTCGGTGTAGAGGCTGTGGAGCCTGCAGCTAAATTTGCATCTGAATTATCATATTTTAGATTTTGAGCATTTAATGCCATTCCATTAAATTGTGTTGCATATACTGTTTGCCATTTTCTAGTGCTAGATCCTAAAATGTAAGCATTATCAACACCCGGTGTTATACCTAATTGTGTTCCGCTTACTGTTCCGATACTAACTACATCTGTTAATGCTCCTAGATTGTCATTTGTTTTTATAGAAATTTTTGTTGAAGCTCCAGTATCATGTTGTAATATTCCATGATTTAAAGTAGGACCAGCTAATCTGTCAACATAGATTTTGAAGTCTTCACTGTATACTCCTGATGAACCGCCTATCGAAAGCCCAGCATCAACAAACTTACTTCTTACATTAAACTCTGGAGTAATTTTAGATACAAAATTATCTGCTGAAATTCCGCCTAAATTTTCAGCATTAGATGCTGTACCGTAAAATCTATGGTTTGAGCTTGTTATGCCGTTGGATCCGAGCATAGTATTAACTAATGTAATACCTTGTTTTAGTCTATCAAATCCTGTTATAGGGTTTGCTGGGCCAATATCAAATTCGTCAGCACTTACAACTTGAATTACTTCATCATTTACATACGCTAATATAACAGAGTGTGGATTACTTGCTGTGTCAAGTAGGGTAGCACTTAACATAGTTGTAACACCTTCGCCTGCATTTTGCGGACCTATTAATATAAATCGTGTACCGTTATATACATACAATTGTTCATTTAAAGTATCCCACCAAAAATCACCAGTTGCTAATCCTGTAGGTTCAGTATCTGATGTTTCAGAACCTCCTGTTGTACGCCATTTATTTCCATCATAAAACTTTAATTTAGTTGCATTACTATCATACCATCCTTGACCGCTTACTGCTCTCGGTGGTGGATTAGCGCCGCTAAAGTTTTCTAGCAAATACAAAAAGTTTTCATTTTGAATTTCGCCGTATCCTGCATAGTTTTTACCTATAAATTTTAGATCAGTTGTTGTATCAATTGTACCATCTTCTACAACAGCTAAAATAGTATTGTTGTATCTATCAATTTGATATGCCATTTAGTTCTACCCTTCGACTGTATTATATTATTTATCGTATTTTTGTTATTAAGGCCAACCAGGCGCTAATGTGTAATCTGTATACACATCACTGCTAAATTGCCACGTATTTCCTACTACTGTAAACTTTTTCAATCCTCTAGATATGCTAACTGCAACGTTTCCTGTAGCAGGGAAGAAGTTAATATCTTGTACAACTGATTCGTTTTGTGTGCCATTTGAGTCAACAGCAACAAACGACACATTTTTTACAGAATCAATGTCAATATTTGTTGCAGTAGAACCTGCAAGGTTTTGTGTAACTACAAAGGCTTCTGTGCCTTCTTCTCTTAATCTGTATTCTGCTATTTGTGGTTGACCAGGAACGTATACCGGATATACACTCGACATAATATATCCGATTTGATTATCTGTTAATCCTGTAGTATCTAGTGTTAGAGATAAACGTTCGCTTCTATTTTGTATATCAACATAATTTTTTGTAGCAACATCTTGAAGTTTTGTTGGATCAGCTAATCCTGTCATTCTTTGATTGTTAACAGTAATTGCGCCAGTTGATGTAATGTTTAGCGGTGAACTTGTAGTAATAGTTGCTGCGTTTAAATTAATATTGTCGACATTTAAATATTGAAGTGTACCTATTCTCACAAGACCTTCAGCATATAGAACACTGTTATCTATACTATCTGCAGAAATCTTATTAACTCCGTTAATTTTATAAGATCGGCCTTGAACTACGTCAAAATTAACATTACTTGTCCATGCATTGTTTACTCTATTCCATAAAATAGACTTTTCAACTCCGCTTGCTCTTAATATTACGCCACCGCCGTCAACGAATTGATCATCTAAAAGTGTACTATCTTCAGTAATACCTAATTCTATATTAATATCTTGTACTTTTAGCACGTTTACATCTACTGAAGTAGATTCTCCTCTTACAGTAAGGTTTCCTTCTATAATAACATCTGTAGAAACTCCTACTGGAGTATTCGGTGCACCGATATGTAACATTGCTTCAGGAGCACCATTGAAAATACCTACTCTAGCTTCGCTAGAATCAATATATAAAGCATCAGTAGATACAGTGTCATATGCTGTACCTTTAACTCTAATAGAATAATCGTGATCTGTAAGTTGGTTTTCAGTAATATATGTAGTACCTACAATTTTTTGCACATTGTTAAGATCGGCACCGATAATAATACCACCATTATTTCTGATAGTTAGTGTGCCTGATGTTTCACCAGCAGCATCATTTGGAAGAAACTGGTTTGCTGTTAGCACATCACCAGCTTCGTTAATAAGTGCTTCGGACGAAGTTGCTGTTCCTCTAAACTTAAAGTTAGTAGTATCTAATACATTTACACCTTTTCGAATTGTTCCTGTAGGATTAGATGCTGTTACAAGGTCAGCAATTCTTTCCTCAGGCGTTGGAGTGAAGTCTATATTACTTGTTACAGAAACTAAGTTACCTGCAACAAATGTTTTTGCAACAGGTCTTGCTCTACTTTGAACGTCTTTAATAGAATCAATTTGAAATCCACTAATACCTTGTAAGGAACTGTACGCCGGTCCTATAAGAACTAAATTAGAACCGTCATAGAAATAAATCTGTCTTGTTTCTGAATTAATCCATAAGTCGCCAGCAACCATTTGTGGTCTAGTTGGCGTTACAAATGGTCCTCCACTTACTTTCCATTCTTCTCCATTAAATACTTGTAGTCTTTTACCAGTTACATCCCACCATAGCTGTCCTTCTAAAGGATTACTAGGAGGTGCAGTGTTTGAAAAATTTTCTAAAACTTTTATAAAGTTTTCATTTATAAATTCTCCAAATCCCTCATAGTTTCGACCAACTAATACAAGATTAGTTGACGAAGTATCAATTTGTCCATCAATTAAATCTGTAAGTAGCGATCCGTTTGTTTTATTAAGTTTGTAACTCATATTAGTTTCCAGTATAGATAATATAATTTAATGCCAAGTAAGGATTCATAATGTCCATAGGCGTACCTAAATTTTGTGTAGTTTTGATACCGCCACTTGAGGGCAAAGCTTGACCGGCTTGTGACCCTGTAGGTGCATCATATTGAATAGCTTGAGTATCTAATGGAGCACCAGTATTGTCTCTAATTGCATAGTATTGTGAACCTGCATCGCCTCTAAGATCGTGTTCGTGTTCAGGTAAATTAGAAACATCAATTGTAGCTTTTTCGTTACCTAAATTGTTGCCTACTGCTGTGGCACCACTACTAGTAACTCTGCCCGCGGCACTATCATTCATATTGTCTAAACCTAAAGGAAATCTACCTCTCATATCAGGTAATGCAAATAAGTTCACGCCGCCGTCATCTAAGAAGTCTGGATCTAAGAACGAATATCCTATTTTTTGGAATAGTGCAGTAAACTCTGATTTTAAAACCTGTCTTCCATCACAAAGTAACCATCCATTTGGTTCTTCGGCGCCACCAAATGGCAAAATAATGCCAATCGGCAAAGTAGGTAATCCACTTAAAAAATTAAGTCTATTTACTTTATAAATGCCTTGATCTGATCCGTAATTTTTATTTACTAAAACTTCTAATCTATCATCAGTAGAAAATAATTCTTCTTTTGTAGATATGAATCCATCTCCAACTGTAGTAACAAATGTTTTTGTATTTTCTCCTGATTTACCATCAAAGGAAAAACTTGATGCACTTACATCGCCTTCCATTCTAAAAGTTGTAGCAGTAGTTAATCTCTCCGATGATCCAGATCTACCCGATACAGTTCCGTCTAAATTTCCTTGGAATTGACCGAAAAATGTGTTAGCATAAATTTGATCAAATCTATTAATATTTGTACCTATATTAAATACGCCATTTTCACTCGGTGAAATATTGCCTGACGAAAGTACACCTTTAATTATTGCATCGCCATTAACATATATATTTCTACCTACACCGATTCCGCCTAATGTAGTAATAGACCCTTCATCTTCTGCAAGACTGTTTTCGCTATTCTTAACAATTATCCTGCCTAATGTAGTGTCTGTCGACGAAGGACTTAATTGTATATTACCTATGACATCTAACGCTTGATCAGGATCTAAGTTATTAATACCTACATTTTGCGAAGAATCAACTCTAATAACAGTTTTAGTAGTTGCGCCATCTTTTACTCTAATATCTAAATTACTACCCGAAGATGTATGCTGTATAATACCTTGATTACCTTCAGCTTGAATTTTAAGTTGTCCTGTTGTTCCGACTTCTAATCCTAAATCATTTTTTACTCTTAAACTAAAATTTGTTGTACTAGGAGAATCTGAACGCAATAAGTCATTTGCACTAACAACTTTTGTACCATCAGTAGGGTCATTTGTTACTTTTACATTTAATGCTTGCTCAGCAACTCCATTAAATTTATAAGCATCGTTTGTATTACTTAAATTAAATCCTTTTTTGATTCCGGCAGTAAACCCTTGTATCGTAGTTTTAGGAAAAAATTCATCGTTGGATATTATACCTACAGTTACATCTCTTATATCAATTTTTAATACAGTATATTCTACATTATCTTGGCCTATTAATGTTACAGGAGTTGCGCCTGTAACTAATCCATCTGAGAAACTAGGGCCAACTAATACCCAGCCAGCGCCTGTATATAAATATAATTGTTGGTTATCTGTGTCTACCCAAAGGTCACCGCTATTAGATATACTAGCAATCGGTTCTGACGTTCCCTTTTTTAGACCTGAAGCAGAAAGCCAGCTTGTTCCGTCATATATTTTAAGCTGATCTACTCCCTCTGAACTGTCGTACCATAGTTGACCTTCTACAGGTCTTTCAGGAGCATTTGGTGCTGCAAAGTTTTCAAGCAAGTGTAAAAAATTTTCACCTATTACTTGTCCGTAGTCAGTTCTAAATCTACCCGGAATGCTTAAACTAGTATCAGTGTTAATGGTATTATCCTGTACTGTTATTTCACCTTTATTTGCTTCGTCTGTGTATCTTATTTCATATGCCATTTATTAGACTCCTGACAAACTTTGGATTCTTACAGTGTAGTCAATTTGTATTAATCGGTTTAAACTTTTTTGTACAGGATGGAAGATAACATGTGTTATTAATCTTCCGTCGCCTGTAGGACTATAACTACGTAATCCTAACTCGTCGAACACAAATGGACTTTCTTGAGTATTTGCATTATCAAATGCATCTTGTCCAGCTGGTTCGCCATAATCAAGTAAGCATGATACAAAAACATCTGTATAGTTTGTGCCACTTACGTGTCTAATTTCTAGTTTATTACGTGCAGGATCTGTATTATTAGCATTTCTGTCATCTACAATTTTGCTAAATGTTTGTCTATATAAACTGGCATTAGTTCCAGTTGTGTTTGGTGTTAGATATGTAATTATACCAGTTGGGTCTACACTAGTCCCACCACTTCCAAAACTCATTTCACTAATAAAACCTTGTCCTGCATTACTTAAACTTTCTGCAAGAGCAATACTCATATTCTCATAGTGGATTGCATTTCGCTTATCGATTAAAATCTCGTTAGATTCTGGATCAAAGATCTTTATATGTCCTTGTACAAGAATACCACTTTTATCATTAATATCTGTCATTTTTGTTTTCCTACAACGTATTTATTCCAATAACCCACTGTCACTGTCACGTACGAATCTAGCTATATTATTATTAGATTCAACAAGTGATTCCCCAGGAGTTGTCCATGTTTTTCCGATTTTTCTTACTACTGTTACTTGTAAATTTTCTTGTGGTACAAAATTTAGTATTAAAGAATTTGATTTCCAAGATATTCCATTCCATGTAAATATATATTCACTTTGCATATGCTGTGTGCCTATAGTTGGACTTAGTGGTCTTGTATTATCTGTAAAGTCAAACTCTGGTAATATAAATTCTCCTGGAGTTAAAACATCTCCTTCGCTCGAATCTAATGCCAATGTTTGATCAAAAATATCTATTTCATTTTTTCTAAGTCTTCTACCCGCATAAAATACTTCAAATTCATTTAAATTATTAGGCACAAAATCTAAAGCAAAGTTACTCGATATGCCATCAGTTGTAAAGTTTTGTGTAATTATTTGATCTCTGTACGGAATTGTTTTTGATATTCCTTGATCAAAAACATTAGTTCCTGCATTGATTATATCCTTTGTACCAGTACCGAGTGTTCCTCGTCTTAGCTGTCTTAATAAATTACCTTCTTTTACTAGATATTCAATACGTTCGCCTTCAATAAAAATTACACCAGGTATATTTTTACCTTTATTAGGTTCAGGTAATTTAGTTCCGTCTATAACTTCAATACGCAAGTCATAATAATTTAAATCTTGTGATAATGTAGTAGCAGCACTATCTAATCTTTTAAAGTGTGTTCTGTTTAACATATCTTTAAACTGTCTAAATGCAAAGGTATTAGTTACTACTGGTGCAGCAAAATGTATAATATCTATTACATCGTTAGGATTAGGTAATTCTAAAAGTTGTACTTTTTTCAAGTCACTAGTTATATGATAATCTACAGTAGGTGATAATAATTCACCATTTATACTTACCCAAACATATTGTGCATCTATAGCAGGATAACGTAGTTCAATTTCACCTCTAGTAAGTCTATGATAAATTACAAACTCATCTTGACCTTCGGAAATAATCGATCTAGCAACAACGTCTAAATTGATTCTTTCAGTTTGTAATATATCGTGATTTGTAAATTTAATCACTTCAATTAAACTATTATCTGCGGGCGGCACTTTAAATGTTACATCTGTTCCATCTATTGTATATTCGCCGTCTGTTACAACATATATTTCAAGAATATCACCTTCATTTCCTGTGCCAGGTGTTAATTCTATAGCATTATTAAATATATCAAATCTCCACTGTGCAGGGAAAGTTATAGTTTCTCCATTTAATATTACAAGTAAATCGTTAACAGTAATAGATGCTCCGGGCTGCTGGAACAAATCTAAACTATACTGTGTAGTACCTACTAGTTCTTCGCTTAATTCGTCATACTCAACTATTCGATTATTAGAATCAACAACAAACTGTTTGTTATATCCTGGATTTAATATTTTATTATCTACTTTTATAATTGTATTATGTTGAGTTGGTAATTTATACAAAGGAGATTGTGTTAAATTATATAATACACTCGAACCATCACCTTTAAATACGTCTTTTGTAACTTGACTATAATTTATTTTTGTGTTATCATAAAATACAATATAATTTACCTGAGCATTCTCTGAAGGCGGAGTATCAAATCGTATTAAAAGATTTCCTTTTAAGTTTTTGTTGGTACTATCAGTTGAGTCGTAATTTACTAGAGTAGTGCTTACTTGTACGCCGTCAATAGTTGCAAATACATCTAATAGATCTGTGTAATCAACATCAACAATAACTTCGTATTTTACGCCATCGCCGACAAATGCATCAGCTGTTAGTATTTTTTGTTGTCCTGCACTAATAGTAATAATGTTAAGTTCTTTTTCACTATCTGGTACTTCATTTAATGTTACTGTGTTATTAACAAAATCAATAGTATACTTGTCATTTGATAATATTACATTATCTAATTTTACTATTACAGCATCTTTAGTACTAGGAGTAAGTTCTAAATTAAATTCTACAGTACCGTCAGTTTTATAACTTTGTGAATAAATTTTTCCTTGTCCGTCACCTTCTCTATGATATACTTTAATATCAAGAGTATCTACTAGTTGTCCTGGAACAAGTTCTTCAGGACCTTTAGACGTTGTAGGTGTAACAAAGCCGTCACCGTCAACAATAATATCTTCTGCATTTATACCCTGGGCAGTTTGATAGTTTAAATCTCCGCCACTAAGTGCCGTATCGTAACTTTCTGTATCCGGAGTAACACTGCCGTCACTTGTATTTTTTCTTATAATTAATACATCTCCATCAGCAACAATAATACCCAACTCATCTAGGAAAATTGTATCTGTTGTGCCGTCGCCGATCAAGCTATTAATTATTACACCGGTATAATCAAATTTGCCGCTATCAAAATTTGGATCATCAATTCTTACACCGTTAAGATATACATTATATTCTGTATCTTGTTCTAATGGCTGGCTTAATTTTATACTAATAGTTGAACCGTCAAATGTAAATATTTCATCTTCATATGTATTATCATATGTGTCCCATGGTGTTGTAAACCATCCATCAGTGTCCCATCCTGACTCAGTATCAAAATCAAAGCTACGTACTTCAACACCGCCAAAATCAATACCTGTCATAACTTGTGATAATTCAGTGCCTAACATACCTGTAGTTGGGTCGTAAAAATTAGTTACTCTATCAGCTGCATTTAACATGCTAACATCTTTAGAATAACTTACAGTTATTACACTGTTAAGTGCAGGGGGAGTTACAAAATTAATACGTCCTAACGATCTAGTATAGGATTTAGTAGTATCTTTTACGTTTTCATATGTGTACTGACTTCTTAATTGTTTTTCTCCGTCTATAATAATCTCAAGTTTATTAGTTCTAAGATCCATTGGATATTTTAAATCAAATACTAATTTTGCAGCAGTACCGGTAAATGTTTCTATTTCAGGCAATACGTTATATACAAAAGTTTTTGACGTTCTATCAAACTTCATTGCAACATGCATTGTTTTTGTGAGTGTTTCGCCTAATATTGCAGTAGCAATAGCAGTTTCTCCGCCATCTTGAACACTACCTTCTAAAATTACTGTTGGAGCACTAGTATAGCCGCTGCCAGGATTAGTTATTTCAATTTTATTAACTTTTCCTCTAGCAATATATGAATGAGCTACTGCACCTGTGCCGCCACCGCCTTCAAAGATCACCTTAGGTGGATAAGTGTAACTGTTGCCGCCATCATAAATTTCTACCGAAGTAATT